ACATCGACACGGGCGAAAATACGGGTCTGAGCCTGTCCATCAGCTCGGACAACACCGTGCTTCCCGTGAGCGTGTCCGACTTCAAGGCATACGCGAAAATCGACACCACCTCCGATGACGCGCTGATCGAGGACATCCTCGAAGCGGTCAAGGCACACGGTGAGTCGTGGACGCGCCTGACGTGGTTCGACCGCACCTACATCGCCTTTTGGGATACCCACGCCCGGCAGGTGGACTTGCCCCTCGGCCCGCATACCGCCGTCTCCACCGTCGAACGGTACTACCCGGACGGAACGTTCGAGACGCTGACATCGGGAACGGATTATTTCGTGACCGGGCAGGCGTTCAAGACCCTCACCTTCACCTCGTGGGGTTACGGATTGCGTGTGACGTTCACGGCGGGCTACGGCTCGGCGAACACCGCGCTACCGCCAGACCTGCGCCTCGGTGTGCTTAAATGCGCGCTGTCGGCGTATGAGGACAGGCAAGACATCGCCGAATCCGGCAAGCTGTTGCCCGTCAATTCCAAGTCCTACTTTGCGGGTCGGCGGAGGATTGTGTTGTGATCCGCAAGGGTGACCATATCACCGAAGTCGGGCGGATGAAGTTCCGCCTCACCTTGCAGACGCGTTCCGGTGTGGCTGACGGCATGGGGGGGTTCGATGTGTCGTGGTCTACGACGGCGACGCTATGGGCCGACATCATGCCCGTGGCGATGAACGAGCGCACGCAGGCGGACAAGCTAATCACCGACTACACGCACAAGATTGTCATTCGACATCGGACTATCACGCCGACGCAGATGCGGTTCCTCTACGGCTCGCGCGTGCTGAACATCGTATCGGCGGTCAACCCCGACAACTCGAACAGCCACCTGGTCATCTATGCCCGCGAGGAGGGCGCATGATTCGCGTGAGGCTCGAAGGACTGGACAAGGCTATCCGCAACCTCGAATCGTGGGAGACGGAGAAGATACAAGCCGTCGCCAACCAGTTCTCGCGCTCGGCGCTTGCCGTGGAAAGGGAAGCGAAAATACGTGTTCCAACCAATTACGGAAAACTTAAAACAAGTATTCAGCACAATATCACAAAAACGGATTCCGGTCGCGTAATTAGCGCGGATGTAGAAGCAGATACCGAATACGCGGCTTTTGTGGAGTTTGGAACAAAAGCAAACGTCCAAGTTCCATTAGAGCTTGCCGAATACGCCCGAACATTTTATGCAAGTGGAACGGGTACATTCGATCAACTTCTCGAAAACATTAAGGAATGGGCGCGAAAGAAGGGTATTCCGCAAGAAGCCGCTTATCCGATAGCTCGTAAAATCGCGCGGGAAGGTGTCAGGGCTCAGCCGTTTCTTTTCCCGGCATTTGATAGGGAAAGACCGATTCTAATTCAGAAACTACGGGGCATCCTCAATGAGAAATGACAACCGCGCGTACCATTGGGTAGCGTCGGGCGGGCATGAAGTCCGACCGGGCGACTACTACTACACCGAACACCAGACGGCTATCCTTCGGGGCGAGCTGTTCCTTTGCTTCGGGGAAATCACCATCGGTGCGGGCGCGACGAAGGTCTGCCAACTCAAGACGGGCGACATCGACACGTATGCCTACGGGTTGCGCTTGCAGTCGAACATGACCATACTGACGTTCCAGATTCACGAAGCGCCGACCATCACGGACGGCACGACCGCGCTCACGCCGACCAACTTCAACCGCAACTCCACGAATCCCGCGCTGTTCCGCATCTACACCGACCCGACCAACGTGTCCGGTGGCACGCTCATCAAGGAATATCGGCACTACGCCCTGCCGAACGAACCCGCGCTGACCACAATGGAAGGCAACGGCACATTCATGTACCTCAAACCGAACACATCATACAGCATGAGCTTCACGAACGGGGATAACGCCGAACGCAAGTTCTTCGCTCAGTTCATCATCATGGAGGGCAAATGAACAACCCATCGGTAGCATTGCAGACGGCGTATTACACCGCCCTCACGTCTCCGGCGCTGACGGTGGGCGGGAACACCATACCCGTCTATTCGGACATGGCGCAGAACAGCGCGACAAATTACATCGTCCTCGGACAGCAGACCATTGTCGATGACGCGGACAAGGAAGCCTTTGGCTCGCAGATGACCCAATCCGTCACCGTGGTCACCACGTTCGATTCGGACATCGGCGGGAAGAAACTGTCGTCGCAAATCGCCGACGCGGTGATGCAACGTATCCGCACGCGGGCGCGCCTTGCGCTGACGGGGTTCAATATGATTACCTCCACGCTTGACAGCTACGTCACCATCTCGGAAAAGACATCCACCACCACGGTGATTCGCGCGGAGCTTCGTTTCCGGCACATCATCGAGCAGGTGTGAATGTCGTATATTTGAACAAACCAAACCCTTTCTACAATGGCTAAAATCAACGGAACTGACCTCCTCGTGTACGTGGGAAGCAATCCCATCGCACACTCCACCTCTGCCACGCTGACCATCGAGCAGGACTTGCCCGATGCGACCACGAAATCGTCCGGCGGGTGGGCTGACCACATCAACGGTCTGAAATCCTGGTCTATCGACTTCGACGGGCTTGTGGACTACTCCGCCTCCTACGGTGTCGAGGAGCTGTTCGACAACCTGAAAAACGGCGACAACGTGACCGTCAAGTTCTCGACCGAGGACAGTGGCGATTCCTACTGGACGGGTTCGGCTTCCTGCTCGAATCTGACCATGACCGCCGACATGGAAGCCCCTGTGTCGTTCTCCGGCACGTTCACGGGCAAAGGCACGCTGACCCGTAGCACCGTATGATGAACGCCATCAAAGGCGAGTCGGAAGTTGAAATCGGCGGTCGGCTTCGTGTCCTCAAGTTCGGCACGAACGCCACCGCCCTTTTCTGCCAGCTTCACGGCATCGGTCTTGGCGGATTCGCCACGGTGTTCTCCGCTGAGAACATCACGCCCGCGACGTACCGCGACCTCATCTACTGCGCGTTGGTTTCCGGCGCTCGCAAATCCGGCTCGCCCGTGGACTTCGACAAGGAAGATGTCGGGGATTGGATTGACGAGCTGACCGAGGAGCAACTGACGGCAATCTTCGATGTGTTCGGTGCGTCAAGCGCCAAAGGTGGCGAGGGAAAGCCTCAGAGCTGACGTGGGATGACTTCCTGCAATCCTGTTACGAATCGGGATTGCGTCCTGCCGAGGTGTGGGAGATGTCATGGCGGGAGGTCGAGCTATGGATGGCATCGGCGCGTGTGCGGACGGAAAGCGAATGGCGCAAGACGGCGCAACTCGGCGCGTGGATACTGACCCCGTGGTCGAAGAAGAAAATCACAGCCGACGACCTTTTCCGCCCTCCGAAGAAAGTAAAAATCGCCGACCCCGAATATGTGACCCGTTTGGTTCATAAATTAGCGGGAGCAAACATATAAGGCTATGGCAACGATCGCTTCCCTCAAAGTTAATATCCTCGGCGACTCGACGGGCCTTACCACGTCGCTGAAAAACGCCACGGACAAGATGCAGGCGTTCGGTGAACGCGCTACCGCGCTTGGGCAATCCATCACGCAGTCCGTCACGCTTCCCATTGTGGGCATCGGAATCGCCGCATCTAAGATGGCGATGGATTTCGAGACTTCGATGGTTCAAATCGAAACGCTTGTCGGTCTTACCCGCGAACAGGTGCAGGGTATGCGCGATGACGTTCTTGCGCTTGCTGGCGAAACGTCAAAAGCGCCACGGGAACTTGCGGATGCCTTGTTTGTCATCACGTCTGCGGGTGTGCGTGGGGCTGAGTCGATGCAGATTCTTGAGCAAGCCGCGAAAGCATCGGCTATTGGTCTTGGCGAGACAAACAGTATCGCTCGCGCCTTGACTGCGGTTCTGCAAGCATATGCCGGAACAGGACTAACCGCCGCGCAAGCGACAGATCAACTGATTGCCACAATCCGCGAGGGTAATCTTGAAGCGTCATCGCTTGCCCCGTCATTGGGTCGTGTTATCGGTATCGCGGCGAATATGGGCGTGTCATTCGGTGAGGTGGGTGCTAACATCGCCACATTCACGCGATTGGGTGTGAGTGCTGAGCAGGCAATCACGGGCTTATCCGGCGTACTCCGCGCGGCGATGCGACCAAG